GGGGTTAGAGTCGTTAGATAAGTCTAAAGTAGAAGAGTCTTTTACTAAGCTATTAGAAGAGTATTCCCACGCGGAAAAGCTAATTATTAAGGAAGAAGTAGAAGACCCGTCTAACTATTACGAGAATAATCATCTTGTATTATCTATGGTAGATTATAAGAAGTTGTTAAAGCATTACGATAGCACTACGATAGACCATTACTTAGCTAAGATTGAGAATTGGAAAAAGAACAAGCAAGTAAAGAGCGTTTACCTAACTATTCTTAATTGGCTTAAACGAGATTCTGAGGTTAAAAAGAACGACGTTAAGATAGTTAAGAACGAATCTTACTCTACAGGATTTAATGAACACTTTTAAAATAAAAATTAATGAAAGAATTTACATATATAGACGAGAATAACGAAGAAGTGTTAGATTTAATACACTTGTTAGAACACGTTTTTGATTATAAGGTAGATATTGACCAAGTAGTATTAGCAATTAAAGAATTAGAGAAGTACGTTAAAATAGAATTAAAATAGAATAATATGAAAGATAAATTACTTGTAAGCTTTAGCGGTGGAGAAACCTCAGGATATATGCTTTATTGGATTCTAAATAATTGGCAAGATAAGTATGAAATAAAAGTTGTTTTTGCTAATACTGGAGAAGAAAATGAAGAGACTCTTTTATTCGTAGAAAGATGCGCTAATCTATTTAATATTGAAGTTATTTGGGTTGAGGGAGTTTTTCATAAAGAACACGGTAAAGGAACTAAACATAAAATAGTAGACTTTAAAACAGCTACTAGAGACGAGTCCTTATTTAGAGGTATGGTAGAGGTTTACGGCATTTCTAATCAAGCAAATCCTCATTGTAATAGAGAGCTAAAACTAGCACCTATAAAAAGTTATTTAAGAAGTATTGGCTGGAAAAAGTATTATACAGCTATAGGTATTAGATATGATGAAGTGGACCGTATAAACAGTAAAAGAAAAGAAAATAGATTAGTTTATCCTCTTATAACAGATGCTAAAATGACTAAAATAAAGGTTAATATTTGGTGGGAATCTCAGCCTTTTAGATTAGAATTAAAAGGATATCAAGGTAACTGTAAAACCTGTTGGAAGAAAAGCGATAAAAAATTAAGAAGGATAGCATATGAAAGTCCAGAAAGTTTTAACAGCTTTAATATTTTAGAGAAAGAGTTTAAATACTATATACCCGATAGTAGGTCGAATAACAAAAAAGCTTTAGATTCTGTAAAAAAACACGGTAATACATTTTTTAGGAAACATAAATCAGCTCAATGGTACATAGAAAACCCTTTAGAAGCTATAATTAAAGATGATTCTAGTAACTATATAGACCAATTAGATTTATTTGAAGATACAGAGAGTTGCGATATATTTTCTATGTGTGGAGACGATAATAACGATTAAAATAATATGAAAACGAATAAAACAAAACACTATTACGAGCTTAAGGACGTTTCTAAGGAATTATTTAAGCTAAGAGAAAAAGGATTAACGAGAGGTAAAGAAATAGGATTTGATTTCGATAAGTGCGGAATGTCTATTAAAAAAGGATGTACTACTTACATCGCAGGCGCACCGGCTTCTGGTAAATCTGAATTCTGGTTAGAAGTCTTAGTTAACCTATCTTGTATCTACGGAGATAAGCATATTATTTTTACTCCTGAGACGGGAGAAGTACACGAGGTTTTCGCTGAACTTTGTCATAAGTACGTAAATAAGCCTTACTTCGGTAAAGATGATATTAAAATGACTGAAGCGGATAAAAGCCAAGCGGAGTACTTTATAGGCGAACACTTTGTAGTTATCGACCCTAAAGACGATACTATGTCTTTAGATGATTACTATAAGTTAGTAGACGAAGTAGAAGAAGATTTAGGTATTAAGTTTACTACTACTACTATCGACCCGTTTAACGAGGTTAAGCACGACTTTAGTGGTAGGCAGGACTTATACATCGAAGAGCTTTTAGGTAAGTGTAGGAGAAACGCTAGAAAAACCGGTAGACATAACTGCTTAATTACTCACGTTAGAGACCAGCCTATTATAGAGAAGGACGGTAAAAGGTTCTGCCCTATGCCGACTCCCAGAGAGTTTGCCGGAGGTCAAGCGTGGTTTAGAAAAGGTGAACAGATGATTATCGTATGGCGTCCTCCTTACGGAGTTACTAGAGATAACGGACAAGGAACCTACGAAGCAAACGAGGCTATTATAAGGATAGCTAAAGAAAAGCCTAAAGGTGCTTCTAAGAAAGGAGATTATACTTTCTTTTATAATAAGGAAATGAACGCTTACTACTGTAAAGATTGGGATGGTCAAGATATCTACGCTGATAGGACTAAGTTTAAAGAAAGAGCCGGGAAGCAAGAAGATATAGACTTTACTCCTAAAGAAGAGGTAGAGGATAATTTCTTTAAAAACTCTAGCTTTGAGAGAGTAGAAAACGAAGACGATTTATTACAAGACTTGCCATTTTAACTATGAGCCACGAAGGAAATACTTTATACAGTTACGGAGTACTAGGTACTCTTATAGCTAAACTAGACGCTAGACCGGATAAAACCGAAGCTAGTAAAAAAACTCTAGCCGAACTTAGAAACGTAAGGATTCACTTAATGAGTCTCCAGAACACTTTAGAAATGAGAGAACATAAGTTAAATAAGTTAGAGTTAGAGGACGCACGTAGAGATGCAGCCATAACGTCTTATCAAAGAAAGATAAGAATACTAGAAAAAGAGTTAAAAGAAATTAAGGACGTACTTTACGATTCTATCTAATTAAATGTTAGTATATTAAACAAAAAATAAATAATAATGTCTGAGAAAACACTAAAAGACTACCGAAAAAAACACCCACACCAAGTAAGAATGACTTCAGAAGAATACGCTACTTGGAGAAATTTTAAATCTGAAATTAGAGACCGTGAAAGCTTATTAAAAGATGAAGCAGACGCTGCAGGTATCGACTTAAAAGATATTAAGCACTATTGGTATAAATCTGAAAAGTTCTCGATGTTCGCAAAGAACGAGAGCAAGACTTACGAAGAGCTTAGAGACGAGATTATAGTAGAAATGGACAAGTATAGTCCTAAGTATCCTAAAATTAAACGTAAGCCTTCTAAAGACGGTCATTTACTAGTTTTGGATATAGCTGATTTACATATTAATAAGTATGCAGCAGAATATAATACTCAAGAAGCAGTTAAGAGAGCTATATTAGGTACTGAAGGTTTACTACAAAAATCTAGCGGTTTTAATATTGATAAGATTCTTTTTGTAGTTGGTAATGATGTTTTAAACACCGATAATATAAACAAGACTACAACTAAAGGAACTCCTCAAGATACGGACGTTCATTGGTATAAAGCTTTTACTATAGCTAGAGAAGTTTATACTAAATGTATTGAAATGTGTTTACAGGTAGCTGATGTAGATGTTATACATTGTCCATCTAATCACGATTTAATGTCGGGTTGTTTTTTAGCTGATAGTTTAAATAGTTGGTTTAGGTTGTCTAAGAATGTTAATTTCTTTATAGGTCCAGACTACAGAAAGTACTACCAATACCATAGAAATATGATAGAGTTAGAACACGGAGACAAAGGAAAGAAAGCTAACTTGCCTTTAGTTATGGCTCAAGAGCAGCCTAAAATGTGGGCAGATACTAAATTTAGATACGCTTATTTACATCACGTACACCATTCAGATAAGACGCAATTCCAAACTAGTAAAGATTATATAGGTTGTAACGTAACTTATTTACGTTCTCCTTCATCTGCGGACGAATGGCATAGTGATAATCAATTCTTAAATCTTGTAGCTGTAGAGGCTTTTATTCACAGTAAAGAACTTGGAAGAGTATCACATTTAACGCATTACTTTTAGTATGAGGACTTGTAGTAAGTGTAATATAGAAAAGCCTTTAACGGAGTTTCATAAAAGAAATAATAGACCTAGCGGTTATGCTTCTAGCTGTAAGAAATGTAGAGCAAAGGAGAAGAGGAGTCCTAATTATATGAGGAATTACGACTTAAAAAAATCTTACGGAATAACTTTAGATGACTATAACTCTATGTTTAAAGAGCAAGGAGGTAAATGTGCTATATGCGAAATTCATTTAAATGATATTAAATCTGGTAAAAAGAAAAATCTATGCGTAGACCACGACCATAAAACCGGAAAGGTTAGAGGCTTGTTATGTGATAAATGCAATAGAGGCATAGGTTTATTAAACGATGATGTTAATGTATTAAATAACGCTATCAATTACTTAAATAAAAATGAATAAGTATTATTACTACATAAAAGAGAATCCTATAAGCTTAAATAAGGTTTATTCAACTCCACATTGGACAGTAAGAAGTAAACTTAAAAGTAAATGGTTCGATATATTTAAAGAGTATTTAGATGCTAATCCGCCAGAACCGATAGATAAGTACAAAATAACTTTAACAGTTAATAGTAGGTTAGACCCTTCTAACTGTATAATGGTTATCAAGTTCTTTGAGGATACTTTAAAGAAGCTAGATTACATAGTAGACGACTCTCCTAAATACTGTAAAAGTATTACCATAAAACCAGACGAAAACTTAGAAAAGCCTAGTTTTAAAATAGTATTAGAAAGTATTTAGTAAAATTATTCTAGTTGAAAATCAAGGGGTTACATATTGTAGCTCCTTTTTTTTGTTAAAAAGTTTGCAGTTCTCAACATAGAATACATATATTTGTAGAAACAAAAACGAATAAATATGAAATTAAGAAGCGGACAAATTCAAGATGTTAAAAGAGCAATCATCAACGAAGTAAAAGAATTAGAGTACGGTACTAGAGGTCTTAACTCTTATGTAACATTAACTGGTTTAGATTTAGACTTACAGTACTCTTTAAAAGTTGCTCCAGTAGTAGAAAGTGGTTTAACATTAGTAGCTAGTTTATGTTATTGTGTAGGGTTCGATGAGGCTGGAGATGAGGTTTACATCGATAACTTAGAAGACATTGAATATATAACTGTTAAACTTTGGTAATATGGACCAAGATGCATTAGAAGCGATAGAGATAGTAGATAATATTCTACTATCCTATCAAGAGAAGATTAAGAAGCTACCAGATAACGAAAAGCTTAAACAAGGATTTAAGGATATGATTAGAGTTAGAGGAGTATTATGGAACTTAGGAAAGAATAAAAATTAAATTAGAAACCAATTAAAAACAAACAAACAAAAAACAATTATTATGAAAAAGGTATTATTATTATTAGCAGTTATTACAAGTCTAACAACGAACGCACAATGGAAGCAGGGTAGTTATGTAGATGAATTTGGAGATAAAACGGGAGATACTTTTATGTTTATGAGAGCTGTAGGAACTTTCTCTAACTCAGCTACGCAAAATTCTAAATGTATTTATGGTTTTTATGATTCAGATAATGATATGATTGTAGAAGTTAAAGAGTACGGTAGTAGTATGGCTACATCTATCAATCCTACAACTGAGATAGTAAAAATAAAAACGCCTAGTGGAGAGGTTAAAACATTAAAGAACGTGTTTTTTAGTAAATCAGGGTCATTAGTATTTATGAATAAAAATTATACTCAATTAAAATATATACTAACAGAAAAAGGTAGATACGTTATGGTATTCAGAAGGTCTGGTAGATACTCTAGTTCATCATACAAAGTAATTTTTAATATTGAATAAAAAACAAGCCTAAGTTTAAAAGCAAATAATGAATGAAAAAGAAACGATAGATAGATTAAACAAAGAAGGGACTAAACTAACTTTAGTCAAGGGTAAGTTTAACCCTTATGATGCAGAAGACGAAAACTACATAGTGGAGATAAAAAATAGAAGAGATTATTACAGCGAGAAGTTAATAGAAGCTTTAAAGATGTTTAAGAACTTTCAATTATCCCAAATAAAAGAAAAGAGTTTTTTATACGTTGTAACGGATTCTAAAGGGTTATATATTTACAACATATCTAAAGATATAGATAAGATATTAAGTAGTCAGATTAAAGCTATTAAATGTCCTAAAACAACAGATTTTAACAAAAAAGAAAAGATTATTAAATATAGTTATACTTTAAGCGAAGATATAGCTACAAAATTAGAACTATGAAAAGAAAAGAAATAACAGAATTTAACGAAGCGTTCGGTTATCCTGCGCCAATTAAACCGACTACTTCAGCTAACCATAGCTTAAGAGCTAAACTAATTATAGAAGAGTTAGAAGAGTATAGAGACGCTTGTAAGTCTAAAAACATAGTAGAGATAGCCGACGCTATCGGAGATATGCTCTACTTAGTATTAGGCGCAGCAGTAGAACACGGTATCGAAATAGAGCCGGTATTTAACGAGATTCACTTATCTAATATGTCTAAGCTTGGAGAGGATGGAAAGCCTATCTATAGGGAAGACGGAAAGGTACTGAAAGGGTCTAATTACTTTAAGCCTAATATTAGTAAGACTCTGGTTCACTCGATGAACTACAAACCGGGAGTAGAATGGACTCCAGACAAAACTATCTGCGAGTTAGATGTAGAAGTAGAGAAGTACGTTAATACAGTAGTAGACGTAACTGCTAATTATTTCGATATAACGGTTAACTCTTTAGCTGGTCCAAGTAGAAAACAGCCTATATCGATAGCTAGACATATTATTAGCTACCTATGTTATAAGAGGTATACTTATTGGTCGGTATTTGGTAAAGAGCTTTCTTCTATAATCCATAGAGACAGAACTAGCTTTATTCACGGTAATAAGTTAGTAGGTGAGTTAATAAACTACGACGATAAAGTAGAGTTAGCGGTTAAAGACATTACTAAATCTATTACTATTGAATTAGGATAAAAAAAGTTAAGAAGTATTAGGTTATTAACTAACTATGTTATATCTTCGTTGAAACGAATAACAAAAACGAATATTATGAAAGTACAAGATTTAAGAAACGAGTTAGCAAATGGAGTAACAGACTTCGCATTTATTAAAAAGGACGGTTCAGTAAGAGTAGCTAAAGGCACTACGAATTTAACCTTTGTTCCAGTTGAAAAACATCCAAAAGGAACAGGAAAAGCGAGTGATAAAGTATTAGCTTACTTCGATTTAGAAAAAGATAACTGGAGATGCTTATCGGTTAACACGGAATTTGTAACAGCTTAATTAATTAGGGAGGGTAAAACCTCCCACTAAAACGAATAATATGAGTGAATGGAGTATTTTAATAGCTTTATTTAGAGCTACGGTAGAACAGAAAGGATTCTTACAAGGAGAGACTAAAAAACACGCTAAACTACTTTTTAACCGTTGGCAAAGAGAAGGAGATAAGTTAGTTAACCTTATAGAGTCGATGTCTAACGAAGAAGAGTTAGAGAGGATAACAGAGGTAATAGAAGAAGCAGTACATAAATTAAGAGAAAATGAAAGAAAGGTTTATTAAATTAATTGATTCAGTAGGTTATCCTTATAAGAGTCTTAACGCTACTAGCAAAAAAGAGCTGGTAGAAATCCATAAAGAGATATTTAAAAAGAGTAGTTCTTACTATCAGAGTAGAACGTGTAGCTCTTGTTACGTATCTATGTTAAACGACTTAGTAATTAAGTACGGATTACCTAAAAGGGTAGAGGTATCTAACGATTACGAAGAAAGGATGAAGATTTGCAAATCTTGCACAGCTACAAAAGACCAAGAAGGACCAATATACACTTGCGGTAAGTTAGGTAGACCTACGAAAGGTCGTTTTAGTACTTGTGGGTGTATCCTAAACGTAAAGAACCGCTTTAAAAATCAAAAATGTCCAAGAGGAAAGTTTTAATATTTTTTTGTATATTATAGAGCGTAGTTCGGATTAATTACCCGATGCAAAAGGTTTCTCAACTTCCTGCTACGCTTTTCTATTTTAAGTTGGGGTAAAAATTGAGTAATATGCAAGAAATTTGGAAAGACATCCCTGACTATGAAGGTTGTTATCAAGTTAGTAATTTAGGAAGGGTAAAAGGTTTAGACAGAGTTGTTTCATTAAATAGAAATTTTAGAAACGGCAACAGAAAAGTTAAAGGTAAAATTTTAAAAGGTAGACCGAATAAAAGAGGTTATTTAAGGGTTGTTTTGTCAGGAAAGGATTTTAGAGTTCATCAGCTTGTAGCTATGGCTTTTTTAAATCATAAACCTAACGGAATGAGTTTAGTAGTTGACCATATAAACGGCAACAAGACTGATAATAGAGTTGATAATTTAAGAATTGTAACGCAGAGAGAAAATTGTGTAGGTAGTAATAAAACCTCTAATTATAAAGGGGTGCATTTTTGCGATACAGTTAAAAAGTTTATAGCTAAGATATATATAAACGGAAAAAGTAAATATTTAGGAAGTTTTGATAGAGATATAGACGCTTCTTCAGCGTATCAAAAAGCATTAAAAGAATTATCATAATGGGAGTTAAAAAAGAAAGTATAGTAAGAACTATAGAATTAGAAGGAGGTTTTACAGACCATCCAAACGATAGAGGTAACTACACGCCTTCAGGAGAATTAAAAGGTACTAAGTACGGTATTAGCGCTAAAGCTTATCCAGATTTAGATATTAAAAATCTAACCTACGAAGAAGCTTTTAAGATTTATGAGCGCGACTATTGGAATAAGGTAATTAAAATTGAGTATCCTAGAGAGTTAAAACCTATGCTTTTCGATATGTCGGTTAATCACGGTATCAACGGTGCTATAAAGATTTTACAAAGAGCTGCAAATGTAAAACCAGATGGAATAGTCGGACCTATAACCTTAAGAGCTATTAAAGACGTAAAACTATTAGACCTAGCTTTAGAAAGAGTTAAAAGGTTTGTTATTATAACAGAGAAAAGACCTAAGAACTTAGTATTTTTAAGAGGTTGGATTAATAGAGTTAGTGAGGTTGTGGACTTTACAAATAAATTATAATATGAAAAGTGATAACAGTAAAGGAAAGATAGCGGATTCTACAGAGTCTGAAAATAGAGTAAATAGAGCTATAGACTTCTTACTTAATGAAAATATGAGTAGAGGTGAATGGGTTATTTACTGTAAAAAAGAATATAATATCGAGTCGAGACAATCGGACGTATATTGGAAAAAAGCTAAGGACCATATTAAGGATAAGTTTACTAAAGAAAGAGAAGCTCTAGCAGAAAGTCACCACGCTAGGTTATTCGCTCTTTACGTAAAAGCTCTTAAAGACGGAGATATGGAGATAGCTAGAAAAGTCTTAGCAGATATTGCTAAACTAACTGGAGTAAATGAACCAGATAAGAAGGACGTTACTAGCGAAGGAGAAAGAATACAAATTAATATAGGCATCGAGCCGGACGAAGATAATGAGGAGTAAATTATTAGAAGAAAATAGAAGAAAGAGAAAGGAGTTTAGAACTAAGGTTAGTGCT